AGGGTGAATTTCGCGTCAATGTGCCAACTGTTCTGACTGACGGTACTACTGTTACAACCGTGCTCGTGTCATTTACGACACTTACACGGAAGCACCGCAGTCCGATATTGATAATCTCCATGCTCTGGTTAAGAACGGGCTTGCCCAATCTGTCATCCAGGGAGCGATGCGCGATGGCTTTGCGCTCCGCTAATTAGGGAGATATTCAGTGTCAAAACAGTCCAAGGGCAAAAGGCCCCCAGGCCGTCAAAAGACGGTTGGTTCAGAAAAACCTAGTACGACCAGTGGCCCCTCACGGAGCCTCCTTGATCATGAGTGCGAAGTAGCACGCCGTCTTGCGGAAGATTTACTCCCTGATGGCAATGACTACAAAGCCTCATTCCTGGTTCATCTGGGTAGACGCGATTTCAAAAGCTTAGCGAGCCTGCCATTTCCCAATACTGAACACAATAGTTTCCCGGAAGAATACGCGCTTTATGCGCTCTTCCGAAAGAATCCCAAGCCAGATATTGGCGTGGATCGTGTACAGGCGGCATATGATTCATTTTTTGCCGGGGAACTATCTTGTAAGGGCACCAACGAACTGATACGACGTGCTGTCGCTGAAAAGCCTCAGTTGTCACTTGCTGTCCACCCACGCATAATACATGGGATTCAGCATTTCATCAGTCGGGTTTTAGGTGATGTTGGGAAGCAGCTTCACGATTTCCAGGCGCTCACGCGCTTTGGTCCGGGAGCTACAACCCACTGTACATCAAAAAATCTAACGCTCTATAAGAAGCTCACGTCATCACAAGGGATGACACCTAGGCTGGCAGCACTCTACGACCCCCTTGTATCGTCATTCGACACGTTCCATGGCTGGAACGCACTCGAGTACGGTGTGAGGGGTACATGTAGTGGCACCGTGATCACTCACGGGTCCAAAGCTGCCACAGCATTGAAGAACGCTTTTACTGACCGGTTCATTGGTTCGGAGCCCTGTGTTAATATGCGTCACCAGCTTGCTGCTGGCGCGCTGATGCGCAGAAGGTTCCTTAGTGTTCTTCACATGGATCTCTCAACGCAAGCAGATAAGAATCGTGCGTTAGTACGCCGCGCTCAGCGCGACGGAAAGTGCACGATAGACCTGAAGAACGCAAGTATTTCGAATGCGTTAATGATGGTCCGCTTCTTCTTATCAAGAGCACCGGGATGGTGCCACTTGCTTGAACTATTCCGCTCCCCTTACATGAATGTTCGGGGTACGTGGATAGAACTTGAGATGTTTAGCAGTATGGGTAACGGGTATACATTCGAGCTTGAGACGCTATTATATCTTTCGATAGCGCGCCAATTCGATCCCGATTCCCAGGTTTTTGGAGACGATATTATCTGTAGCCAAGAATCTGCTGCTGACGTGATCCGTTGTCTGAGCGTGTTTGGGCTCGAGACAAATGCGACGAAAACCTTCCTGGCAGGAAGTTTTTTTCGAGAGCTGTGGGGTTGATGTCTGGCGTGGTCTCGATGTCCGTCCACTCTTTTTTAAGGAGGAAGATGAACCTGAAGACCAGGGCCCGGCACTTCTCCGGATGGCTAACGCTATTAGGCGTTTTGCTCACCATCGTAATCGGGGATACGGCTGTGATACACGTTTGTTGCGAGCTTGGCTTTACGTCAAGCGCCAACTGCGTGGTAAATATCAGCAGTCATACATCCCACTTGGATATGGAGACGAAGGTCTCCTTACCAATTTCGATGAAGCCGTCCCCACAAAACTCAGAGATGGTCACGAGGGATTCTCCACGCGAATTTGCCATCAGCGGCCCGTAGAACGTAAGTTCTCGGGTACTGGTGCTATGTACGCGTCTTTGTATCTCCTCGAAGGACCGGATGAAAACTGGTCCACCGTCTCAAAATCCCTGCGGCGCGTCACCATGTACTTCGATGGTAACGCATTAGTACCGCATCAACGCTCTAGCGGGTCGGTTGACCCACTAGGCAGGCGCAAATGCACTGGTATTCTGGCACTAGATAAGTTGCCTATTTCCAATACATTATGGTTTTCCACACCGAAGTGGGATACTGCACCTGACGGCGTTCTAGCCTTGCCCGTTAGGGATCGGCTAGAGGGGGCTGAGTTACAAACCGTATCAGTCCAAGACTGGTACGACCTAGGACCATGGATCTAACACAGTGATGTGCTGATTAACATGGATTAGGCTGCCGC